TAACTAATTCTGAAGTGATTGCAGGAATGTGTGTTATTTTTAATGGCTACTTAAAATATACAGACGAACTACTTTTATCAGGAGTAAATTTTGGATATGACTTGTATTCTCATTTTTTATTAGATGGTTCAACTAAGAAATTTTTAACTAACGCACCTACAACTCAATACGCTAACTTAGAAGATTACGGAACGGTAGGAATGTTAATGCCTTATATTGCTGAAGGAATAGAAATTATTGCTGAAGGAATAGAAATTACGTATTTTGATTCATCAGGTGGTGTTTTAGGTTATGAGCAAATTGACTTTACTGCAGCGAATGGTGGCTTTGTTTACCCTCAAGCTGATATACAAGCCTTGTCATTATACTTTGGCTGTTTCCCTGCTAACTTACAAGGTAGTAGTACAATGTTTCAAGGGTTTGTAAGTGCAGGTACTATTCAGGGTGGTCATTATAATTTTGCTGCTTTAAATGACACAGGACAAGTTGCTTCAGAAGTTTATACAATAAACCTTAACTGTCCAACTCAAAAAGGATATGAACCTATAAGGCTAACTTGGTTAAATCAATGGGGTGCTTGGGATTACTATACGTTCAATATGAAGTCTACTAAAACGATATCAACTAAAGGAAGTACATACCGACAACTTCAGGGAACTTGGAATAAGTCCTCTTACAAAATAGACAGCTTTAAGGGAGGTAAAAAAGCCTTTAGAGTAAACGCTACAGAAAAGATTAAGATGAACACAGACTTTGTTAGCGAAGCAGAATCAGAATGGTTTGAAGACCTTATAAATAGTCCTGAAGTATATATCTTAGAAGGCTTCCAAGACGATACTGTAAATTCAGCTTTAAATAATTATGTAATACCTGTTAGGCTAACAACTTCAAGCTATACTAAAAAGACTGTAGCAAATGATAAACTTATGCAATACACTTTTGAAGTTGAAAAGAGTAAAACATTAAGAACACAATCAGTATAATGAGCGTACAACTAATAGTATATCCACAGAGCTATGAAGGAGGTTTTAATGAAATTTCAAGTTCTCCAACTGAATTTATTGTTAATGGTATTAACTTTAATGGTTTAGATACTACAGGAACTTATACAAGTAGTGTAAGTATTCCTTATGTAGATACGCTTACAAATGCACCTCCTAGTATTTACAATACTTGGTACAGATTCAGAAATAACGCAGCAGGAACACCTGATTACCCTTCAGTAGTTGTAGGGGATTTAGTTTTAAATTCAGTAGCAGGTTCAGGAAGTATTTCAGGTATTTATCAAAAGCTTTCTAATTTAACAATAGGAACACAATACACTATTACTGTAAATTTTGCAGCGTCTTCAACAGGTAATATTATAACGCAATATGCAAACGGCTCAAATATATACGGAGGAGGAATTGCAATAGGAATTGCAACTTCATTTTCAGACACTTTTACAGCTCAATCTACTTCAGATACAGTAATGTTTGCGTATTACAATACTGTTGATAACGACATTACTATTACAGATGTTTCAATCCAACCTGTTATTGGAGCAATACCTTCAGGAGCTACTAATTTTTTAGAAAATGGACAAGTTCTTTGCGACCTCTATGAAGATGAAGACATTCCTTTAAGTCTTAGTGTTGATGACTTTAAAAATGTAGCAGAAAAAGTACAGTCTTATTCTAAGGCTTTTAACCTTCCTGCAACAAAAAGAAACAATAGAATCTTTGATAATATATTTGAGATTACAAGAAGTGATGACGGTGTAATATTTAATCCTTATAAGAAGACAAAATGCGTTTTAAAGCAAGACGGATTTATTCTATTTGAAGGATATTTAAGAATGCTAGATATTACAGATAAGGAAGGAGAAACAAGTTACAATGTAAACCTTTATTCAGAAGTAGTAGCCTTAGCTGACTTTTTAGGCGATAGAGCTTTCAGGGATTTAGATTTTACAGAACTAGAGCACGAGTATAACAAGACACAGATTAGGTATAGTTGGAGGGATGCAGGAGGTGGTACTAGTATGACTTATACTAATCCAAATACTTCAGGTTTTAGAGATGACTACACAACTTTAAGATATCCTTTTGTTGATTGGACACATCAGATTGCAGTAGGAGGTTCTAATAATAATAGTGCAACAGTAGGGAATCCTGAACTACTTACATTAGAAGCAGCTTTCAGACCTTTTATAAATATCAAGTATTTAATTGACAGAATATTTGAAGCAACTCCTTTTACTTACGAAAGTGAGTTCTTTGATTCAGATGACTTCAAGAAACTTTTTATGGACTTTAATTGGGGTTCAAATCAGAGTAGCGAAAATGTAACGCAAGGGAGTTATGATAACGAATTGACTCCAATTCTATCAACTACAGTTTATAAAAATTATGTATTAGATAATTTTCTAAGTTTTGAACCTAATTTGAATTGGGTGAGTGTAGATAATCAGTTTGTTGCTTTAAACAATAATACTCAATACAATTTGAATTTAATAGTGTGGTTTGACGATATTGACATTCCGACAGGTTTAATGGACGCAAGAGTAGCTCACAGAGATGGCGCAGGGCTTTTAATAAATATTTATGGTTCTTTATTCGGTACTTCATCTACAACATACAACTTACAATGTTATGATAATATAGTCCTACAGGCAGGTGATACCTTAGCTGTAGAATGGAAGTCAGATGTAGCAGGTGAATATAGGCAGAGAACCACGGCTTTAGGAGGTGTGAATCCATCTACAATAAAAGCTGTAATAGGTCAAGGATTAACAACGACAAATTCTTTATTGCAAAATCTTAGAGGAGAACTAGGACAATGGGATTTCATAAAAGGATTCCTTACAATGTTTAACTTAGTAACTTTACCTGATGAAGACAATCCTAATAATATAAAGTTTGAACCTTATTCAGATGTATTTATACCTACAGCAACAGGAGGAACAACTCTTGCAAATAGAGGTATTGAACACGATTGGACAAATAAGATAGATGTTTCAGAAATGAAATTAACGCCTTTAACTGACTTGAATAAAAAAACTGTTTTCAAGTTTGTTGAGGATGATGACGACTATTCATTTAATCAGTATAAGTTTGATGTTGGAGGTCATTTATACGGAAGTAAAAAGTATGACGCTTGGAATGAATTTAATATTTTAGTTGGTGAAGATGAAATAGTAGCAGAACCATTTGCTGCTACATTAGTTAAACCTTTAATGAGTCAATTTCCTGATTTTATCACTCCTGCAATTTATTCTAAAGGTGGTGATGGTGTTTGGGAAGGCTTCGATAACAGTCCTAGAATAATGTATAACAATGGAATAAAAGATACAGGTACAACTTATTATATACCTGCTCAAAACGACTTGTCTTCAGAAAACCAAGCTAACTTCTTGCAGTTTAGTCATTTATCAGACGTTCCTACTATCCTAGCAACACCTTCTGTAACAGGCTCAAGAGATTTCCACTTTGGGATATGCCAAGTTATGCCGGGAGTAGGAGCTCCTGTGCCTGATAACTTGTTCAATTTATATTGGCTTCCTTACTATGCTGAACTTTACAATGCGAATACAAGAATTATGACTATCAAAGTTAATTTAAGTCCTGCTGATATTAATACGTTCAAATTTAATGATACCGTATACATCAAGAATAGAGTATTTAGAGTAAACAAAATAGACTACAAACCTAACGACTTAGCAACAGTTGAATTTATACTTATACCATAATGTCTAAAATAACTACAATACCATACATAACAGGGTTTACTGTAAAACCTTTATCTACTTCAGGGCTTGGAATAGTAACCTTTACTGACGGAAGAAATGAAGTAACACCGAACCAATTACAATGTGAAGCGTATGGATATACATACAATAAAGCTTCAGGAACTTGTAGTGCTTTTAGATACAATACAAATCTTAATAGAGCTATTGCCAATGAGAACAACAAGACTTTCGGTACAGGAAACTCAACAGAAACAGGTACTAATAACACCTTAGTAATGGGTGAAAATAATACTATAAAAGGATTCTCAAGAAACAGTATTATAGTAGGAAACCAAAACGAAATAGCAAACGGAGTAAACAATGCTAACGTATACGGTACTTTAGCAGAAGCTACAGCTACTAACTCTATTGTCTTAGGGGGTAACGCTTCTGATGACAATTTAGCTGAAAGACAAAGCATTCATTTAATGTATGGGAAACAAACTACAAGTGCTTCAACTTTAGCAAGTAACTTAAATAATACAGGAGCAAGTTATTTTGTAATTCCTGAAAACACTATTATGTATTTTCACGCAACTTGCTTAGCCGTTAGAGTTGGAGGTACAAGTGGTTCAGGAGCAGTTGGTGATTATTGGTCAGCTATTGAAAGGGGTGTTGTAATTAACAAATCAGGAGTTTTAAGTATTCAAAGAGAACGAGATGTTATCAAGACTTCAGGAACGACTTCAGGGTGGGTTGCTACTACATCTATTTCAGGTGGTAATTTTAGAGTAAATGTAAGGGGAGCAAACAATATGACTTTAGAATGGGTGTGTGATATTAAATTAACACAAATAAAAACAGGAGTAACTTTATAACGACAATATAAAAATAAAACTATGGCAAAGGAAGTGTTAGAAATGGAAGTAAAGTCAAACTTAGGTGATGTTGTAAAGCAAACTGAAAAGCTTGATAGTGCTACAAAGAAAGGTAAAAAAGGATTTAAAGGTATTGGAACTGCTGTTAAAGGTGTAGGCGTAGCATTAAAGGCAGCAGGAATAGGTATTATAGTTGCGTTACTTGCTAAGCTAATGGAAGTCTTCAGCAGTAATCAAAAGACTTTAGATTTCTTTAATACCACTATGACTGCTTTGAGCATAGCGTTCAATGACCTGTTTAGCTACTTAGATAACAATTACGAAACTATAAAAGGTTATTTAAAAGGAATATTTACAGACCCTTTAGGAGAATTAGCAAAACTTGGACTAGGAATAGAAAAATTCTTTATTGAGAAAATGAAGGGTGCTTCAATGGTTCTTGAAGGTGTTTGGGAAGTTATGCAAAACATTGGTAATCCTAAAGCTATGTTAGCAGGGATGTTAAAGATTAAGGTAGGTACGATAGTAGCAGGAAAGGAAATAGCAGCTATCTATGCTGACATAGAAAGTGCAGTAAGTGATTATGTAAGCACTACAGTAGAGCAAGCAAAAGGGCTTACTGAAGTTGAAAAAAAAGCAAGACTAGCACAAATAACATTTTCTAAATTAAACGCAGAGTCTTTAAGAGCAGCCGAGATTGAAAGGCAAATAAGAGATGACGTTTCTAAAACTTTTGCAGTAAGAATAGCAGCCAATGAAAAATTAAGTGAAATACTAGCTAAACAATCAGCAGACCAAGAAGCTGCACTACAAATACAACTTGATGCTGCAAGACAAAAATTGTCTATAAATAAAGATAATATAGATTTACAAATTGCAGCAGGAGAAGCAGAAAACGCTATGCTTGAACTTCAAGAAACTATTACAGGACAAATATCAGAACAAAAGACTAATCAAGTAGCACTAGAAGAAGAATTAAGACTCGGAAAAGAACAATCTTTAGCAGAGGGAACTTCAGGACTAGAAAGAGAATTAGAAGAACTTAGATTAGCCTATGAAGAAAAGAAAAGACTAGCTGTAAAGTCAGGAGTGGACACTACAGCTATTACTAAGCAATACGAGAAACAAAAGACTCAAGTAGTACAAGCTAATATGAACGAGCAATTAGAAGCGTTCTCAGGGCTTGCAGGAGCATTAAGTGCTTTAGCAGGGGATAACAAAGCTTTAGCCGTAGCAAGTGCAGTAATAGATACTTATGTAGGTGCGAATAAAGCGTTTGCTCAGGGTGGTACTGTAGGATTTGTTACAGGTGCAGCCGTAATTGCAGCAGGTTTAAATAATGTAAGGACTATATTAGCAACAGACGTACCTGATTCAGGAGGAGGAGGAGGTTCAGCAGCAGCACCACCTGCACCACAAATGATGTCAGGAGCTTTTGATATAACAGGAGGTGTAGCACCTGAAGCTATGAAAGCTTACGTAGTTACAGACGAAATGAGTAACAGTCAAAACCAATTAGCAAATATAAGACGTAGAGCTACTATTTAAAATCAAATAAACTAACTTAATATCTATTATATATTATGACAGAAACAAAAATTGTAGAATTAGTAATTGCAGACGATAGTCAAGAACTAGCTATTGACGCAATCAGCTTAGTAACGAGTCCTGCTATTGAGCAAGACTTTGTGTTCTTTGGTAAAGAAAAGAATAACTTAACATTTGCAAAGGTTGATGAAGAAAAGAGAATGCTTATAAGTCCTGCTTTGATTCCTAATAAAAATATTTTCAGACATAATCCTAATACGCAAGAAGACTACTATGTTTACTTTTCAAAAGAAACAGTCCGTAAGGCTTCTGAATTATATTTAAAACATAACAATCACCACAAAGCTACATACCAACACCAAGACAGAGTTTCAGGTGTTCTAACAGTTGAATCTTGGATTAAGGAAGGTGATATGGATAAGTCTAAATTATTCGGTTACGACTTACCAAATGGCACGTGGTTTGTTAAAATGAAAATAGAAAATGATGACCTATGGAGTAAGATAAAAGATGGGGAGCTTAAAGGACTTTCAATAGAAGGATACTTTACGGACAAGATGGAATCTATGTCAGACGCACAACCAACTAATGAAGAAATACTTTCAGCACTTAATGAAATTATCACAAAATCAAACAAATAGACAACCTTTCTATTATATATAGAACCTAAAAATTAAACTATGGATTTAAAGAATCAAATATTAGTAGCACTTGGACTTGACAAAGAAACAGAAGTTTCTCTTGCTTGGCAAGCAAAATCAGAAGACGGAACTATTTTCGTTTCAACTGCTGAGGAATTAGCAGCAGGTGTAGACATAAGCGTTCTTACTGAAGATGGAACTACAATTTTATTGCCTGTTGGAACTTACAAGACTGATACAGGAGTATCTTTCAGAGTAGAAGAAGAAGGTATTGTTGCTGAAGTAATTGAGTCTGAAACTGAAGAAGAAGTAGTTGAAGAAGAAGTAGAAGCTTCAGAAGAATTAGCTGAAGATGACGGAGAAGAAGCAGATGTAGCTGATTGGGAAGGAATGGAGAAAAGAATCCAAAACCTTGAAGACGCAGTAGCTTCATTAAAAGGAGAAGAAAAAGATACTGAAGAAGAAGTTGAAGAATTAGAAACTGAAGAAAGAGGTACAACTCCAAAATCTATTAAGACTACAGAAGTAGTTGAATTTTCAATAGAAGAATTAAAAGCTGAAAACGAAAGACTAAAGACTGAATTAGCAGCACAACCTGCTTCAGCTCCTTTAGATACTAACAAGTTCAGTTCAGATAGAAAACCAATGTCTAAAAAAGATTACGCTAAATTATCTAAAAGAGAAAGGTTCTTACAAGACTTAAATAAATAATAAATATAAACTAAAAAAACAAAAATTATGGCTTTCACTACGACAAGCAACTTTGCAGGAAAAGACGCAGGATTCTACATTTCAGCAGCTTTAAACCAAGCAAACTCACTAGACTTCTTAACTTTGATTGAAAACATCAAGTATAAGTCTAACATCCAAAAAATGGCAGGTTCATCTTTAGTAGCAGACGCTTCTTGCGACTTTACAGACGCAGGTACTTTAGCACTTACTGAAAATGTACTTGAGCCTAAGAACTTACAAATTAACCTTGACTTATGTAAAGCGACTTTACTTGATTCTTGGGAAGCGTTACAAATGAAAGCAGGAGCAGGCGCACCACCACCTGCAAGCTTTGACGATTACGTTATTTCTTACATGGGCGAAATTATAGCTAACGGAGTTGAATCTTCAGTATGGTCAGGAGCAGATGCTTCAGGAGGACAATTTGAAGGGTTCTTAACAGCTACTACAGGAGCATTTGCAGTAGACGGTACAGTAAATAGTTCAACTGCTTCAGCAGCTTATACAGCAGATAACATTATTGCTAACTTACAAACTTTAACGGCTGATATGGCAACTGATATTTCTGCTGTATTAAGAAAAGAAGACTTACATATCTATATGAGTCCTAAGACTTACGCTTTATATATTTCAGCAGTATCTACTTTAGGATATGTGAACGCTTACAATATGAATGGTGATTACGTTCCTGTTTTTGAAGGGTACAAAATTGCAGTTTGTAACGGAATGCCAAATGACCAATTAGTAGCAGCAGAAAAATCTAACTTATTCTTTGGAACTGATTTATTAAGCGACCAAACTAGAATTTCTTTGATGGATATGGCTGCTTTAGACGGTTCAGATAATATGAGATTAGTTGCTCGTTACTCTGCAGGTGTTCAGTTAGGTATTGGAGCTGATATCGTTCACCAATCATAATTAAATAATACGGAAGGAGGGGGTAAAACCCTTCCTCCCTTAACCTAAAAAAAACAATAAAATGGCTTGTACAGCACTAACAAAAGGTAGGGGACTCGACTGTAATAGAATCAGTGGAGGAATAAAGTATGTTTATTTCGGAGTTTATGACCAATTTACAGCACCAATAGAAACAACAGGAATCGTTCAAGCGTCAGGAGAAATTACTGATATTGAAATGGCTTCTAATGTTCTTTACAGATACGCTATGCCTTTAGGTACAGCTAGTCTTTCTGAAACAATTACAGGTAGTAAGGAAAACGGAACAATTTTTTACACTCCAACTTTAAGTCTTATACTTAACAAACTTACAAAAGAAGACCAAAATCAGGTGAAATTATTAGGAGCTACTAAGGTGGTTGCTTTTGCTCAATTAAACGCTACTCTTGCTAACGGACACGACGTTATCGTAGGATTAGGCGTAACAAATGGGTTAGAACTTAATGCAGGTACTATGGACTCAGGAGCAGCTTGGGGTGACCGTTCAGGTTACACTCTTACTTTTGACGGCTTAGAAAAAGAGCCTTTCCCAATGGTAGAAGACTACACTACAGAACCTTTTGACAATGCAGCATTTAATTTTGGTGCAGGAAACCCTGTTACATCTTAATCAGTATTCTTTTATATATTTTAAAGAGGGTAGCTTAACGGTTACCCTTTTTTTACACTTAGTGAGGGTGGTGCAGTTCGTCTGTATATAGAGCAATCTAGCGTTCACTATAGGGATTAAGGTTGCTTTGGCAGCCTTTTTCTCGTTATAACCAAACAGAAAGGAACTTTTTCTATTATATAATATGATACAAGCAATTACTGAAACAAACATATTAGCTAACATAAGCACAGAGGACAATAGAATAGATACGTCAGTAGCTTCTACTCAGATTAGGTTCTTAATAAAGTTTATAAATGACCTTGATGGTTCTGTAGAATACGGCTATCCTTTGTTATCAAATGGTATTAAACCAAGATTCACAATAATGAACCTTACTTATTTTCATATTCCTAAAATATTTGATAATCAAATAAAACTTTTACCTGCAGGACATTGGAAATATGAAGTTTATGAAGTAAGTTGGATAGGTACAGTTCTATTATCAACAGAAACAGCTCCTAGAACTGAAACACAGGTATTACCTGTAGCTGATACAAATGGAGTAGTTCAAGGAATAGTAAGTAAAGGAATACTTAACTTAACAGAAAGAGCAGGAACAGAACAAGTGCAATATACTCAACACCCTGAACCTTCAGGAACAAACTATACATACTACGGACAATAAATAAAAAAAATGGATAAAATAATTTCGGTCGATTTAAGCACAAGTACAGCACCTTTAGTACAAGAAGTACGAGGTAAAGATTACATTGAGTACGGAGATACAAACGGAGAATGGAGAAACCTCTATCCACAGTTCTTAATTGACCTTTACTATTCAAGCTCAATAACGGCTGCAATCGTGAACGCTACAGCTGAAATGATAAATGGTGAAGACTTAGTTATATCTGATGAAGATGACAGAGATGAAGAAGCAAGAGTAAAGCTACAAAACTTTATGAATAATGCTAATTCAAATGAAACGCTTCACGAGGTTTTAAAAAAGGTAGCTTTTGACTTTAAATTACAAGGTGCATTTGCACTTAACATAGTATGGTCTAAAGATAGAACACAGATAGCTGAAATCTATCATATCCCTGTAGAAAAGATTCGCTGTGAGCGTCCTGATGAGCTTGGAAAAACAAACGGCTACTATGTATCAGGAGATTGGGCAAATACAAGAACTAACAAGCCTTACAGAGTTCCTGCTTTTAATGTCAATGACAGAACTTCACCAAATCAAATCCTTTACACAGGTCTTTACAGTCCTAATATGAATTCTTATTTTACTCCTGATTATGTTAGTTGTAATAATTGGGCTTTAATTGATTCTAAAGTTTCAGAGTTCCACCTCAATAACATCTCTAACGGCTTCACAGGAAGCTTTATGATTAGTTTCGCAAATGGAATACCGACAGCAGAAGAAAGAAGACAAATAGAGCAAAGTTTAGAAGCTAAATTTACATCAGAAAAAAATGCAGGAAAATTCGTTTTGACGTTCTCAGATGACAAGACAAGAGTACCTGAAATAACATCTATTAGTCCTTCAGATTTGGACAAACAATTTTTAGCACTTCAAGAACTACTTACTAGCAACATCCTCAGTGGGCATAGGGTGACTTCTAAGACACTTATGGGCTTAGATAGTGCTAATGGGTTCTCAAGCAATGCAGACGAGCTTTTAAACGCTTCTAATTTTTACTTAAATACGGTTATAATGCCGTTCCAAAATCAAATATTAAAAGTATTGCACAAGATATTCCAAGTAAACAATATGGATATGCCTATTCAGTTCGTGCAGCTTAAACCAATTACAATACAATTTGATTCTGCAACGATTAGAGAAGTTATGACGCAAGACGAAATAAGAGAAGAAATTGGATTACCACCTTTAGAGGTTGAAGAAGAAACCCTAGACTTTGCAAGTGAAAAGACTGAACTAGACACTTTCATTGAAGAATTTGGAGAAGACATTCCTGAAGATTGGGAGCTAATAGAAGAAGAAATAGTAGACGGAGAACACCAAGACTTTGACTATGAAGAAGTATTAAATGAACTAGCAGGAGAAAAGATTGAACTAGCTTCAACAGGTAGAGCTATTCCTAGCCGTAAGTCAGAGCAAGACGGACTGTCTAAAAAAAGTGGTGACTACTTTAGAGTTCGTTATGTATATTCTAATGACAATTTCTTAACTAACAAGTCAGGAAGTAAAAGAGAATTTTGCAGAAAGATGGAAGGAGCTAATAAGCTTTACAGAAAAGAGGACATAATCAATATGGGTAAGAAACCTGTAAACGCAGGATTTGGTATTGACGGAGCTGCAACCTACTCAATTTGGCTATACAAAGGAGGTCCTCAATGTTTCCATTTTTGGAGCAGAAGAATCTACAAAACAGTAATAGGAGAATCTAAGACGACTAAGATAGAAGACGCTGATATGATTGGCTACACTAAGGCTAAGTCTGAAGGTTTTACTGCTAAGAAGAACGACAAGCTAGTAGCAACACCACCAAGAAAAATGAAGAATAACGGATATATAAACGCAAGATAATTATGAGCTACATACTATTTATATCAGAAGCTAAATTAAAGGACTCTACAGCAATCAATTTAAATGTTGATGTTGAGCTATTACTTCCTTACGTAAGGCAAGCACAGAAGCTTTATGTGGAAACTAAGCTAGGTACTGACTTGAACCAAAAACTTAAAGACTTAATTGTAGCAGGAACAGTAGGTGACGCAGGAAACGAAGCCTATAAGACTTTGCTAGACGATTACATTGGTGATATGCTTCCTAATTGGGCGTTTTACCACGCTGTACCTTTCCTTAGATTTAAGATTGAGAATGGGAATATCTATTCAAAGACATCAGAAACAGGAACAGCTTTAAGTACTGAAGAAAGCCAACACCTAAGGGAAGAAGTAAGAAATACAGCAGAGTACTATACAGAAAGAATGATTGACTACATTTGCAATAATACTTCTAGTTTTCCTGAATACTCTACAAATACAGGTGCAGACGTTAATCCTGATTCTAACGCATACTACAATGGTATGAACCTTGAAAGACCAAAGCAACAGGGAACTAAACTTACTTTGAGAAACTTTCTAAATTCATCAGATTAATGAAGAAGCACTACAAACCTAAACAACAGAACGTAACTAAATTAAAATCTTATTTGAGCAATGCCGATAAAAAAAACAATCCAAGAAATATCAGAAGTAGCAGTCCTAAACGGAACAGTCCTAAGCGTAACAACATTCACTAACTTAGAGTTAGTCTTAAAGATTCTTCTTTTAGTTGTATCAATTGCTTATACTATTGACAAGTGGTGGGCTAATAAAAAGAATAGATAATGCCTAAGAAAAGAAAACTAAACAGTTTGAATCCTAAGTACATAACTAAAATTACAGAAGATGTTAAAGTGCGTAAAGTTTTTATTAAAGAAGTTAAAGACGTTAAAATCTATGCCACCTATTCAATCTAATTTGATTAACCTTCTTATCATTAGAGATACATTCTCAGATAAGTCTACAATAGGTGAGCTTTTTATAAATGGTGAAAGGTTCTGTGATACATTAGAAAACCCTTGGTTAGATAATCAAAGAAACATTAGCTGCATTCCTGCAGGAGAATACCCTGTAAGACTAAGATACCCTAGAGAATCAGCTACAAGAGAATACTTGCATTTGTTAGTTCAAGACGTACCTAATAGGGATTACATACTTTTTCATAGAGGTAATTTCCCTAAAGATACAAGTGGTTGTATTCTAGTAGGTCAGGGAACTCAACAAGACGTTGTTAATAACTCAACATTAGCTATGGACTTAGTTATGAAAGAAATACTTAATTTAGGCGGCACAAATATTAACTTAATAATCAAAAATAAATAATTATGAAAAAGTTTTTTCAAAAGTACCTTATCGGACAGATGTTAAAGTCTAAGAAATTTTGGTATGCAATCAGTTCAGTCGTAGTTCCTGCTATTGTAACTTATTTAGGAGTAGACCAAGCTACTGCAACAGAATTGTACCACGCTATCTTAGTTCTTATTGTTGGACAAGGAATTGCTGACGTTGCTAAAAAGTAACAGATACAGACTAAAACCTCACGAGGTAGCTGCTTTACAGAAACTTAGGGAATCAGAAACTAGGAACGTCTTAGTTATTGGCGACCTTCACGAACCCTTCTGTCTTGATAGCTACCTTGATTGGTGTTTAGAACAATACGAAACCTTTAATTGTACAGAGGTCATCTTTATAGGTGATGTAATAGACAATCATTACTCAAGCTACCACGAAACCTCAGCAGACGGAATGGGTGGCTTACAGGAGCTTGAATTAGCTATTAAGCGTATTGCACGTTGGCGTGACGCTTTCCCAAAAGCAACTGTACTTATTGGTAACCACGATAGACTTATAATGCGTAAGGCTCAAACTTCAGCAATCCCTTCTAAATGGATTAAGTCTTATAAGGAAGTTTTAGAAACTCCTGATTGGAACTTTGTAGAACGCTACACTTTAGATGACGTTCAATATATACACGGAGAAGGAGGTACTGCTTCAACTAAGTGTAGAGCTGATATGATGAACACAGTACAAGGACATTTACATACTCAATGTTATGTTCAGAATTTTGTAGGACAGAACTTCAGAATCTTTGGCGTTCAAGTTGGCTGTGGAATTGACCACGAAAGTTACGCTATGGCGTACGCTAAATACGGTAAGAAACCTGCTGTCGGCTGTGTAGTTGTGCTAAATAACGGTAAAACGCCTATCAATTTGTTAATGCCTTTATAGGTTTTAACCCTTTTTATACCCTTTTTCAATCTTTCTTTAAATTTATTTTAGTATCATTTACTAGATAAGGAATAACTATTTTTAAACCATTCTGTTAAAAACTTAGTTAAAAACTTAGTTAATTCAAAAAAAGGTTTTATCTTTGCTTCATATTAATCAATACATTTTAAGAAAATGAAAAATTTAATCAAAACACTTTTAGGAATAGCAGGACTTTACGGCTGCTTATATTTACTGCTAGGTACTCTTACTTTAGTAGAACTTTTTTTAGGACTAAGATAATGAAATTCAAATTAAAAGAAGCAAACACGAAGCAGGAAGCTATTATTAGCCTGCTAGATGTACAAACTAATAAACCTGAGTTATTGCCTAACAATACAGCATTAACTAAGGACGGACTTAATCTATTGCCTTTTCAATTGGTTAGAGATTTATACATAAAAGTAAAAGATACTTATTATAATTCACTTGACTTTAATAACAAATTTTAATATGACAATACAAGACGCAGAATACCTAGAAT